GCATTCACCCCATCAACGCCGGTCTGCAGCTGGGTGATCTGCTGCGAGGTCGTCTCTATCTTGTCCTCGGCGGTCGTGACGCGCGTCGTCAGCTGCTGCAAGGCGGTGGTGTTGGCCGCAGTTGTTCCAGCCAAATCGGTCACATCGCTGCGTAAAGCGGTGATCAGTCCTGCCTGCGACGTAATCGTTTCGTCATGCCGGGTAACCTTGGTGCTGAGGTCCGAGATCGCTTGGGCATTAGCCAGCAGCTCGGTCACTTCCTCCAGCACAACGTCATCAACCCACAACGTACCTGCAGTGTTGTCGGCATAGATGCCCAGCTGCAGCCCGGTAATCGACGTGTTGTCCGGGATCGCGTAGACGGCACTGAGGTAGGTCCAGGCAGCTTTGTCCGCGACGAAGAACGTTGCTCCGCCGATCAGCTCGCCGTTCTGGTTCGCTAGTCGCATCTTGCTATTGCCCGGCGTGCCATTGAAGTCCGGGGTGCTGCGATACCAGCAGCTGTAGCGATACTTCTTGCCAGGGCTCGTCGGCATCGTGGTGCGGCCATTGGCATACGCAACCTTCTGCCGGATGGCCCCCGGATCGAAGCGCACACACATGCCGCCGGCACGTCCCTCCGTGGTCGGCCAGCTGGTGCCAGTCGCGCCCGGGTCGTAGGTCCAGCCCACGTCCTTGCCTGACTGCCACGAGCCGTTCAGGACCATGTTGCTGCCCTGCGAGATCAGCGCCGGCAATGTGGCGTTGATCGTCGTGATGGACTGAGCCAGCGCGCTCGTGGTGGTGGCAGTCGCCTCCTGCAGCGCCGTAACCGATGCAGCAGTTGCCAGCGAACCGGCACCGGCCGGCATGCGGGCCTCCATCGTGCTGATGCGCTGCACCTGCGCAGAGTCCGCAGCCACACGGGCCTTAAGCTCCTCGTAGGCCAGCCCTGCAGTCAGCTGCAGCGGATCCGTTCCGGTGTAGTTGCCACGCATCTGAACGGCCAGCGTGTTGCGCTGGAGAGCCTCAGCGGCATCTGCGGTGATACGCGCCTGGGTTTCTTCCTGTACCAACGCCACCGACGCGCCGGGCTGCGGACGACCGACGGCGATGTAGTCGATCAGGTAGTAGTTGGCGACGGTCTGCGCCGCCCCCAGCTGCAGGCGAATCGCGTCGACCGTGGCCGGCCACCAGGCAATGTCCTGCACGTCCACGGTGGCCACTCCGCTGCCGTCCCACGCCGGCTCCGGGATCGCCACACGCTTCTGCGTGTTCCATGCCTGGTCCGTGGTGGTGATCCACTGGAGGAATCCGTTCCACGTCGGCGAGCCCACGCGCTTCACGCGCAGCTTCACGAAGCGGTATGCGCTGCCGTCTACGGCCAGGGCCACCGGCGACTGCACCCACGGCGCGGTGGCATGGTTGGCGGGCCGCAGCCAGCCATCCACGAGGGTTGGCGCACCGTTGCCCGTCCACCCTTCAATGGTCTGATTGAACGGCCAGAGCTTGATGCTGTCGAACTGCGTCCCGCTGCCGGCCGCGACCTCCGACACCGCCCGCGCCAACGACTCATCGGCGCTCTGCCGCAGCTGCTCCTCGCGGCTGATCGCCGCCTCGCGCGCCATCTTCTCGTTCAGGAGCGCATCAATCCGCGCCTGGGCTTCGGCGCTGATCGCCTGCATGGCTTCGGTCACGCCCTGCTGCCGCAGCAGCGCCTCGGCGACCAAGTCCTGTGCGGCCTGCGCCAGGCCGGCGGCTCGAGCAGCCGCTTCGTCTGCGATCGCTTGGATGCGGGCACTGATCTCCGCCGCCAGCTTGGCCTGCTGTTCGGCCAGGTCCTTGGACGTAGTCGGCGGAACAACGCCCACTACGGTTCCGGTGCCTGTCTTGCCGCGTACGGTTGGCGTGATCTGGAACCACCACGTCTTGCCGCTGCCGTCGCTGTAGACGTACCGCGTTTCGGTGGTGCGGTGGATCTCCGTCCAAGGACCGTCCTGGCTCTCGCTGCGCGAGATGACGTAGATCACACCCTCCAGATCGACGGCGTCCCATTCGAGCACGACGCCGTCGGCTACCGGCGTAGGATTGACCCCGTTCGCCGGCGGCACGTCCGGCGCCTTGAAGGGCACCGGGAACCACGTGGAAAAGCGCGGCGCCACCGGAGACGCGGACGGCAGCCCGCCCACGCCGATTTCTACCAGCGTGAGTTTCCTTGCTTGCATTGCTGATTACCTCGCGTTGAGTGCTTCGCGCAGCGCTGAACTGCTGGCGTTGCGCACGCCCTGGGTAGTGGTGGACACGAGCTGGCGCAGCAGCTGGTTCTGCTCTGCCAGCAGAGCGTTGCTCTGCTGCACGGCGGCGGTGGTTTGCGTCTGGGCGTCGTTGTTCACGACCAGGTCGAATACGGCCCGGCTGAAGTTGTCCGGCAGCGCCTCGATGGCGTCTGCCAGCGCCCCCATGCTGGTGCCGTCCTGCTGATTGAGGTCGCCGACCTTCATGCCGTCGATCAGGCCCGTCACGCGGCCGTACAGGCTGTTGTAGTCCTGCCCGCTGGCGTAGAGGTTCCGACCAAAGCCCAGCGCGGCCTGAGCGGCCGCCTGTGCGGCGCTGGTGTCGCCTCCGGACACCGCCCGCTCCAGCTCCTTCATCGCCTCGCCCAGCTTCTCCTGGTCCGTCAGCGGCGAAAGATCGCTGATCGACAGGCCGTACTGCATGGCCTTCTTGTCCTTGTCGATCTGCGCCTGCAGCTTGCCCATGTTGGTGGCACGCAGCGCCTCGATCTTGGCCAGGTCTTCCGCGCGGGCGCCGGACAAGCCAAGCGCCTTGGCGTAGTCATTGGCCGACTTCACCTGCTGGCGATACGTGCGCTCGATCGACAACGCCTGCGACTGGTACTGCGTCAGGTTGGCCGTCATCAGCTGCGTGCTCACATCTGCCATGAGGCTGGCGTAGTTGCCGAGCAGCCCGGTCACCTTCTCCACCTGCGTGGCCAGGTCCGTGCCGGCGACACTGGCCAGGTCCTGGAAGTAGTCGACCGCCTTGTTGACCTTGTCGACTTCCAGCCCATTCAGTGCCCGGCCCAGCTCATCGGCGTTGCCGACGGCAAGAGCGATCGACGCGCTCAGCGCGGTGAACACGTCCGACGCCTCGAAGTAGCCATCCAACTGGCCCCCGAACCCTGCAGCCCTGACCGCCTCGCTGTACAGCCGGTCGGTCATGTCTGCCAGATAGGCTTCCAGCTGGGCCTTGGCCTCGGTGGAATCTGCGGACAGCTGGAGTTTGCCCAGGTCCACGCGAACCGCGCCGAGCTGCGTGGTCAGGTCCACACCCAGCTGCTTGGCCAGGTCGGTCGCTGCCCCGCGCACCTGCCGCGCGGCCATGTCGAACGTGCGATCGATGCCCGGATCCAGCGCGCCGAACTGCGTCCACTTCTTGTCGCTGCGGAACAGGCCGCCCTTGGCCTTGATATCGGCATAGCTCTGGCCATCGAACCCGCCGAAGCCATAGCTACCGGTGATGCCCTGCCCCGTGACCTTGGGAGCCTGGCGGCCGAACAGCTTGGCGTGGATGCTAGAGCCGGAGAGGATCGATGCGACCTTGTCGTTGAAGCCGAGACCGCGGAACGTCTTGTCGGCCAGGCCCACAGCGCCGGCCGTTGCGATCTTGCCGGCCCAGCTCTCTCCGTTGGCGATGTTCCAGCCCTGATCGAACAACTGGGCGTTCTTCATCATGCCGGCCACGATCCAGCCGATGATCGGCACCGCCGCCGCCGCGGAGCTTGCCGCGCCCGCTGCGCCGGCGCCGGTGCCCGCACTGCCGCCGCCAATCAGCCCCGAGAAGCTGGAGCCGGTCATCCCTGCCATGCTGGTCACATCACCGAAGCCGTTAAGGGTCCCTGCCGCCGCGCCGGCCGAGCGCCCGAAGCCGAACAGGCCCTGACCCTTGGAAAGCAGGCCGGCCACGGTGCTCACATTCTGCCCGCCGGCCGCCGAGCCGTTGCCGCCCAAAACCCCCATCAAACTCTGAAGACTGAGCCCTCCGCCCTGCCCGCTGATTCCATTGAGGATCTGCGTCTGGATCGGGATCACCAGCTTCTGCTGCAGAAACTCGCGTGCCAGGTCGCGCAATCCGCGTTTGGCCGCGTCCTGCAGGTCATCCCACAGATTGTCGAAGTCGCGCATCCCCCCGGCCACGAAGTCGGCCATGGCATCGGCGGCATCGCCAACGCCGTAAACGAGCACGCTGGCCCACGCCTCCACGTTCGCGGCCGCTTCTTCCACGCGCAGCGAAAGATCGGCAGACGCACGCGCTGCGGCGAGCATGGCCTGCTCGTAGGCCTCGTAGGAAGCAACGCCCTTCCTGCGGGCCAACTCCTCCTTGCTGCCCGCCGCCTCCACGGCCTTCTGCAGCTCCTGCCGCATGTCGCGCTCGTTCATCATCTGCCGGCGCGACAGTTCTCGGGCACGACCCACCTTGCCGAGCATGGCCACCTCGGTGTCCATGGTCGCCAGCAGCGATTCCGGGCTGGCCAGGGCCTTCTTGATCTCAGCGCTGGACTGCTCCAGCGCCTTCTGCGACTCCAGGACCAGCGTGTTATACGCCGCCCGCTCGATGCGCCCTTCCTTCACCGCTTCCTTCAGCTTGTCCTCGAGCTGCTTCTGTCGCTCGGTGGCCTCAGCCAGTGGGCCAGCCATGGTCGCGGCCGCCATCGCCGCCTGCTCGTTGTAGCGCTTGATCGCTTCCGCGTCTGCCTTGCGATCCTTGGCGCCTGCGCGTTCAGCGGCCGCCGACGCTTTGCGCGACTCCGTGAAGTTCTTCTGCGCAGCGGCCAGCTCCGTCTGCAGCCGGATGTACTGCGCGCCCTGCTCGATGTACTGCCTGACCTTGGGGTCATCGCGCTTGGAGAAGTCGACGCCGCTGGCCTGGGCCTCCTTGAACCAATCGCCCACGTCCAGCTTTGCCACCTCTGCGGCGCTCTTACCAACGCGTGCGAGCTGGCCAGGCAGCGACTGCATCGCCGAGGCAATCCGCTTCCCGGCAGCGCCGGCCGAGTCCCCCAATGCGTTGAACGAACCCGACAGAGCATCGGTTGCAGTCGTTGCTTGGTTCGTAGCTCCCGTGAATGCCGTCAACAGACGGTTCTGCTGTTCATAGCTCTGAGCCAAGGATGCAGCGGAAGCCGTCTGTTCAGTGAACTTGTCAGCGATGCGCTTGGCAGCCGGAGCGCCTTCAAGAAGCTGCGTATTTGCAGCAGCAAGCGATGCGCTGAACTGGTCCGCAGTAATCTTCCCTGCCTGAAACTCTGCTCGAAGCTGCCCAACTTCTTGGACGTAGAGCTTGAAACGCGGACCGCCAATCTCCGTGCTGGACACGGCCACCATCTGATTTACAGCAGCGTTTAGCTCGTCATAGCCCTTGGACATTTCCTTCTGTAGCCGCAGAATTTCACCGGCCTGTATCTGGGCATTAAGGGTCTTGAACTTCTCAATTGCCGTGTCGGCCGCGCCACTAAAGTCGATCAACGCAGCCGATGCCGTTTTGGTGTTGTCGCGGAAAATCAACCAACCGGCAGCTGCGGTTGCCAGCATCGTGATGATGCCGGACGGACCACCCAACATGGCGAGCGTCGAGGCACCCGCGCGAGCAACCCATCCGGCATTTGCAGCTGCAGCCTGCGTTTGCGCCTGAGCCAGCAGCAGGGTCGCCTGCCGGTGCTCCAGGGTCGCTGCGGCGGCCTTGCTGCTCACCGATACGCTACCGCCGATTGCAGCCGCGCGGCGTACCTCCGCCTCCGCATCGAGCATCGCGGCGCGGGTCCGTAGCTCGAGCTGCTGCGCAGCAGCCAGATTCTGCGCCGCAGCAGCCCGATCAGCCGCCATTCCTGCGTTGGCAGCAGCGACCCGCGCCAGGAGGGCTTTCAGCAGGGGACCCGAAGCGACCGCAGCTCCAGCGACCGCTACCGATTCCAGATTGCTACCGAGGGCGCCGATGCCAGCTGCAAGCAACTTGGATGCGCCTGTCGCCTCGTCGGCACGGCCGATCATGACCTGGAGGTTGTTGTTGAACAGCGTCATTGCCTGCCCAACGGTGGAATCCATCTTGCCGAACGCGTCGTCCACCGCACCAGCCTGGTTCTGCAGGGCGTTGATCACCTGTTCTGATGACAGCTTGCCCGCTGCACCCAGTTCACGCAGCTTCCCGATGGGGACGTTCAAGCCCTTGGCGATGGCCTGGGCCAAGGCCGGCGCTTGCTCGAGTACCGAGTTCAGCTCTTCACCACGAAGCGTGCCCGAAGCAAACGCCTGACCCAGCTGCACAAGCGCAGCATCGGCGCCAGCGGCGGACGTGCCGCTGATCACCATCGTCTTGCTGATAGTCTCAACAACGCGCGCCAGGTCACTTCCAGACAGACCGAGCGCCTCCTGGTTCATGGCGATACGCTGGTACAGCTCCGCAGTGGCGCCCAGAGGCTGTCGAGCAGCACCGGCGATCCGGATCACGTCAGCCTGCGCGGCGGCAAACTGCGCCTGCCCCTGGGTGACCAAGCGCAACCGGTTGTTGAGGTTCGTCCATTCGTCGGCCTTGCCAACTGCGGCTTTGACGGCCACCAGGGCAGAGGTAAGGCCCACAGCTTCGAACGCAACGCGACGAAATCCGGCCGCAACCTCATCGGCTCCGCGCCTGGCGGCATCCGACATGGACGATTGAATAGCTGCCATATCGCGCTGAACAACGCGCGCGGCCTTTCCGCTGTCGCGCTCGAACGAGCCCGACTTCAGCAGCAGGTCAACGGTAAGGGTGTAAAGGCTCATCGCGCTTCCAAAAAAAAGCCCGCACAGGGCGGGCTTTGAGGCTTATGGAGGGGAGTTTCAGCGAATCGGGATCTCCGATCCGTTGATGGTCATATCTGTCACGGTCCCCGTAGCGTTGGTGATGCAGGACGCAGAAGCTGGCTTCGCGGAGCCGTCGGTTGTAGGTAGAACCAGGCCAGATCCTAATGGCCAGGCGAAGTAATGCTCGCCCGCCGAACCCATGTCTTTCACGAAGGGGACCTTGGCGCTCCTCGGGTCCGCTGATGCAGCCTGAATCGCGCTCATGCAGTTCAGCAGGGCCTGTTTCGCACCGTCGTCCTTTGCAGTCGTGCAACCCACTACCGTCAATAGCAGCAGTGCCGACGCGCACCTGATTGCATGTTTCATAGAACCTCCCGAATTATGTCGGGATCATGCCAGCTACGCAGGGATTTCCTCAAATTCCATGTATCCCGAGAAGTACTGCCGACTGATGTTCTCGGCACTCGGTAGCTGGATCGGAAAGCCATAGAGCGCCGAGCGCGCCGCCAGCAGCGGGTCGAACGCCTTCGTGAGCATGTCCCGGAATTGGGGCACCACACAGGAGCGCCGCCGGCCCGCCAGTGCGGCTCCGATCGTCTCCCAATCCATCCCGCCGAGGCCGTTACCACGCACAACCGGCGTGGAGCGTCCGGACAGCGTGCAGGTCAGCCGCCGGTACAACCGGCCTGGCACGGTATTGACCTGGCCACCCTTAGTCCGCGTGTGGGTGCTAGCGTCGATCGTGGCCACGGCCCAGCCGTCGCTGATACCAACGTCCACCGCCCGGAAGATCGCGATCTCGCCGACGTCCACATTCGTGGCCGTGGTTGCGATCTCAACCGACACCGTCGATACGAGCGCCGCCGACTGGGGGAACAGCCAGGCGCAAACACTGCCGTCGGGCAGTCGGACCGTCGTGCCGCTGGTGCCGACCGCGCTCACCTGCACGCCGGGCGGGATGTTGAGGCCGAGAATCGCAATGATTGCCGGGGCGACGGCATCGGCCAGGGTGATCGTGATCGCCAGCTCCCCGGTGCGCCGGATACGCGACGCGCGCCCCGGCTTTCCGTCAAAGAGCGCCGAGCCCTGGTCTGCTGTCAGCCACGTCCCACCGGTGAGGGTCACAGTCGTGACTGCCGGCATCCCATATCCAATCAACACGTCATCATCCCCACACCGTCAGCACCACGTCCCCCGTGGCAGGGTTGCGCTCAACTCGGCGCACCAGCACCGGCTTGCCGTCTGCCAGCCCATACCGGCTGTAGGTGAGCCGGCCGACCTGACCTGGCAGCGGCGCCAGATCCTGATCACCACGCACCGTCAGCTGGTAGAAGTAGCGTTGCACCCGGTACATGCCCAAGATTCGATCGATCTCCGCCTGCGCGTCGCTGGCGTGCCAGAACAACGAGATGACAGGGTCAGCAACTTCCGCCCGCTGGTAGTGGGCATGCAGCGGGCCGGCCCCGTACACCTGCCCACGGTAGAGGCCGGTCAGCTCATCACGGCGCGCCTGCGGCACCTCGACCACGTCGGTGACGAGATCCGATGCGGCCAGCGCCTGGGCGTTCGGGCGGTAGGCCATTCGCCGGGTCAGGTTCGGAGCATCATCGGGCACCATGACCAGGTCAGCCGCGAGGTCGTGTGCCTCGGACAGATCAAAGGCGAACGGCCCTGCGTGGGATTCGGGCGCGATCACGCGAACAAAGCGCAGCACGCCGGCCGGATCTTGGTAGCACCCCGCGCCGTAGCTTGGCAGGAGAGCGTTCAACGCCGCGCGCCCGGTGATCGCCGCGCCCGCGTAATAGCCGATACCCATGTAGCCCGTGGCCTGATCGATCGCCACACAGTCGCTGGCCGACCACGCCTCGCGGCCCAGCCGCGCCATCACGTCGCCTACCGCCTGCTCCAGACGGGCGGGCATCATGCCAGCGCCAACACTGGAAGCATCCACGACCACAGGCGTCACCGGTGGTGACTTCAGCAGCACCTGTTGCCCGTCTGGCGCCTCGCTGTAGGTGCCGGCCTCCATCAGGTCGCCGCGGTCCATAACGGCGTCGACGTAGACCCGTCCATCAGCCACGAACATTGAGGTGGCGTCGGAGTTGGCCCCCATCGCCGGAATGCTGGCCACTGCCCCGATCACCACGGGCTGCGGCTTCCATGCCAAGGAGGCGATGTTCGGCAGGAACACGCCCCGGTTGAGCGTCTCGTCAAGGTAGTCGTGCGCGTCGCGCAGATGCAGGGTCTTGGTGCCGTCGTCGTTGATCTCGATCTGCTCGATGGCGCAACGGAATGCCGGCACGGCGTCGACGCGCATGCCGCTCTCGGCCGCCAGCAGAATCTGCACCGAACTGCCGGACGCGCCAGCGCCCACCAAGGTGTCCAGTACGCCGTCTGCATCGGCCACCACGCATTCCGCGGCAGCCGCCTGGGAAACCGGATCGCCTCCCCACGGCCAGAATGCCAGCTCCTGGATCAGGCTGACCCCTTCTGCCACCAACCCCTCATAGCGGAGATTGGCCGGGCTGTCGCCCGGGGCCGATAGCCAATCTACATCAGCCAAGCGCATTGGACTGGCGGCCAAGGTGGGGAGCCGCCAACCGGATGCGGCTGCGTCGCTTCGCGGCCCCCACTGCCCTGCATTGACCGCAAGGCACAGCCCACCGGCCTTGGTGGCGGCCAGTGACGCAGCGAAGAACAGCGGCCCGGACAGCTGCAGCTCGCGCGCCAGGACCTGCGTGCCGTTGAGGTACAGGCGAATCTGGCGTTGCGCCCCGAGGACAACTTGCAGCCCGACAATGTCACCGTGCACCACTGCGGGAAGATCCGTGGCGATCGCGCCGCCTGCCTGCAGGAGCCGCCCGGCCGCGAGATCCCATCCGATGCTGGCAAGGTCGACACCCAGCGCCTTGTTCAGCGCTGCCGCCGCTGTGGCGAAGCCTACCAGGGCGGTAACAGCGTCATCACCCCACACGGCAAACTCCACTCCCACCGTGCCGGCGTTGAGGCTGAAGTCAGAGCGCGCGTGACTGGCCAGGGCAGTGGCGCCGGTGGTGGCCAGGGTGAGCCCGCCATCTCGCGCGGCGAGCAGCGGGCCAATGGGCGTGGCGGCGAAGCGCCCGAAAGTGTCGGTCATGGCTATCCCAGTCGATCGAACCAGTCCTGTGCCTCGTCCTCCTCGGAACGTGGAACAAGTGTGTCCAGGTACTCCTGAAAGGAGCGCTTGGTGCCGCCTTGGCTGTGCGAGGCGGTGATGTACGCGGCGAAGGCAGCGGGCTTGATGTGCAGGCTTACGGGGTCGATGGGGTTCCGCTTATGGAACTCCCACCATTCCAGGAACTCCCGCCGCGACATGCTCGCCTGCAGCTCCGACACCGTGCGATGCAGGTGGCCGGCGAGAACCTTCCAGAACCAGTCCTCGCCGCGCTGCCTTAGCCGTTTCCCGCGTCGGCCTGTGCCTGGGCAGCGTCGTCACCGAAACCGGAGTGCTTCATGGCCACGCGCTGCAGCTCAGCAGCCACCAGCGGTTTGAGCTGGGCGGCCTGTTCCACGTTCATGACGGGCTTGCCGTCCTCGTCGCAGATGGTTGCCGCGATCAGCTTGGCGCGGTCGCCTTCACCCCACAGCTTGCGGAACTCCGCATCCGGCAGCTCGCGCACGTGGAACTGTGCTTTGGCTCCATTGGGCAGGGTAATGGTGTCGGCATGCACGTCCTTGGACGCGAACATGCCCAGGTTGGTGAATGACTGCAGGACGCTCAGGGGCTGCTGCGGCTGGGTTTGGGGGGGGGCGTTGGTCTTGCTCATTGGCCGTTTCCTCGAATGGCGACAGGGCGCGCGGGCCGCGCACGGCTAACACGCGGAGGATCCGCGCGCCCTGTCAGAGAGATGGCCCGCCGGAGCGGGCCTGGGTGTGCGCCGTTGCCGCAGCCTTACGGCGTCGGGCGGTGCGTGGTGACGGCGCCGGAGCCGCGGATGGTGATCGTCGCCTTCCAGACGTCGTTGTCCTGGCTGGTCACCGCGAAGTTCTGCACGAAGCCGTCGAACTGCTTGGACAGCACGGTGTCCGGCGGGGTGATCTTGCCGGCAACGGCGGTCGGCTTGGCCACACCTTCGGTTTCCGACAGCGGCGCAGTCACCAGCCAGTTCACAACGGCACCGGTCTCGTGCAGCTCTTCCAGCTTCTCGTGGTCGACGCTGTCGTAGATGATCTCGATGCTGGTGCTGCCAGTCTGCTTGCGGCCGGCGACGAACTGGTCCCAGTCGTCGTCGTAATCGGAGATATCGATCTCCGACGCCTGGCCATCGGGGAAGCCGACCGTACGCAGGCGGGTCACCTTGATGACCTCGGCCGCGGCGATGGCGACGAACAGCTGCGTGTGCTTCGACTTGATTACCTGTCCCATAGGGGTTTCCTTGTGTTGCGCCCGTCGCCGGGCATGAAAAAGGCCCCTCGCGGGGCCAGTGGTTTGCCGTTGTGTGGTTCAGCGCAGTTGCAGGAGCCTGGCGTCGAAGGAGATGCCAAAGGCGTCCGTGCCGTCGCTGTCAGGCGTCGGGTTGTAAGACTCGATGCTGCCCACGCGCTCGATCGCGTCGCGGATGGCGACGGCCGCACCGTTGGCCTGCGTCATGGCTTTGCCCCACACGGTCAATCGGACACGCCAGCCGTCGGCCGGCGGCGCATCGGACAGCATCGCGGTGGGCGATCCGCCGACCACCTCCCACGTCGCGTAGGGCAGTGCTGCATCCTGCGGCGCGGTTCCCGGCCACAACCGGATCGGGTCGCCCAGCACATGCCGAACCGCTGCATCACCCTGCAGCAGGGACTGGATCAGGGGAACCATCATCGCCAGCCATCCTTCTTCAGCTGCTTGTCGAGCGCCGCCCAGGTTTCATTGATGATCACCTGCGCCGCCTCCGGTCCCTTGGTCTCGCCTGCCGGCGTGAGGAACGGCTCGGCCCTCATCTTCCTGGTGCCGAATTCCTTGAAGCGCCAGTAGTAGGCCCAGCCCGCCTCCTCATAGAC